CATGACGCCATCTACATCGAGTATCCGACTCACCAGCCGGAGAAGATCGACATCCTCTACGACGCCATGAAGGAAGCCTTCCGCTACTACTTCCAGGAAGACGAAGTGGTGTACGGGTGGAGCGATGCGATTCGTCTGGATGTGGACGTCTGGGGTCCTGATCAGAAGGAAGGGACTCTGATCACCCCGGCTGGCCGTGAAGCAAAGTCGCAGAAAATCTACATCGACCCTCGGGGAAAAGAAGAGTACGAGCGGTTTAGCCGCTATTTCTAAACGGCATCACTTTGTATAGGAGACATCAGTATGCCAATCGAATTGGGAGTGCCGAAGTATTTCAAATACTCGGAGTTGGAAGGTGGAGAGCAGTTGGTCGCGAAGGGTGAGTTTGTTGGGGTGACCGAAGGAAAGTTCGGCAACCAATACAACTTCCGGGAGATCGAGTCCGGCGCCCATGTGGTCTTGAACAAGGCCGGGGCGTTCGAGTGGCGCATTGAGAACGGCCACATGGTTGAGGGAGAGGTCTTCGACATCTACTTCGAAGGCAAAGAACTCATCGAGTCCGGAGACTACGCTGGCAAGGAAGCGAACCAGTTCAAGATCCTGAAGTACCGGGATTCTGAGCTCCCTACGGAATTCCAGAAGTCGGCTGGACCTCCTGAGGGGAAGGTGAACGACACCCCAGTAGCATCTGCGTCGACCCCTGAGAACGAAGCAATGGACGATTTGGAGTAGGTCATGAACGGACAAAGATTCAGCTACGTGCGCTATGACGACAAGGCGACAACGGACCAAAAGCTCTTCAAGGATCTGTTCGAAGAACTTGAGAAGCAGGTCGAACTGTTGCTTGCCGGCGGTCGCGCAAAGAAGTTGGTCTATACCAAACTGGAAGAGGCTTACATGTGGGTTGGCAAAGCGATCAGGGATGACCAGATCGCCAGGACCGGGCTCATTGACGAGGCCGAATCCAGGACGGAGATGTAAATGAAGGGCCTTCTCCGAGGACTTTGGGAGTGGATGCTGAGGATCAAGTTTTTCCTCTCCCCGCTAAAGAGGATTCCGAATCATCTCACCGAAGAAGAGGCAGCGGCTTTGCAGTCGATGTCGAACTCGGAGAGGGCCTACGTCATGGCGAACACGACTCGACTCCGGGCGTGGTTGATCGGGTACACCTGCCGACATGCCACCCGCAAAGAGCGAAAGTCCATCAACACCAGACTCAACCGACAAATGAGAAGACGAAAATGACTGACAAAAAACAAGCCGGGCCACTGTCTCACTCCTCAGCAAACTCCCTGCTTGGCTGCGAGCAGAAGTATGTCCACTACAAGGTGCTCGCCACTAAGACGGACAAAGACTACGAGCCCAGTACGGCGCTGGCCATCGGCAAGGCTTTCCACTCCATCATGGAGAAGTCGAAACACGAGAAGCCGGGGTCCATCTCCACAGAGCTCTACCGCTGTGAGAAGGATACCGACATCGGACTGAAGGAAGCCAACTTCCCGTTAGTCCATGCCATGGTCCTGAAGTATTTGCGATTGCACAAAAGCATGAACCTAAATGTTTTGGCAGTTGAGACCGAACTCAGAACTGATTGGTTCCTGGGATACGTCGATGCGATCATGAGTGATGAGAATGACAAATGGTGGATCGTCGATCTCAAGACCTACAAGTCCCTCTACCTTCCCGGACTTCCGTCCTTGGTACGTGACCCCCAGCTTACCCTCTATGCTGGACACGCCGCTCTTATAGCCGAAACCCTTGGGCTGGATCTTAAGAGCTTTGGAGGTTGTCGCTGGCGGGTCACGACTAAGTCGACGGCGAAGCAAAAGGCCGGGGAGTCCAACCTGGACTTCACCAAACGCCTGGCTGACAAGTACATCAAATCCTATGACATCCCGGTCCCGGTCGAGATGATGGAGGTGGATGAGCGTATGGAAATCCACAGCCACCTGTACTCCCGGACTCAGGAACTCTTCGACGGCGCTCCTCCGCTTCGGAACTATTCCAACTGCATGTCGTTCTTCTCACCGTGTCAGTACTGGAGTCAGTGCCACGGCGGCAAGTGCTACTCCGAATTCGAAGACGCTCTCAACATCACGGCGGAGACATGAGCAGAATCTGCAAGAAAGTCCTGCTTCCGGACAATCGACAGTGCAGTAGGTGTGGTTCACATTTTGGGTGCTCCACCTGCCGTAAATGCTGGTTTTGCTACACCCACAATGGGGAAGTGCAGACCAAGTGATCAAACTCGAAGACATCATCCTAGCGGTGCTGATCCTCGGGGTGCTATTCCTGGGGATCCGCACCTGCAACGGCTACTACGGCGGGCCGCCGAAGGCTTGTCTTCAGATCGGCGACGACCAACCCAAGTGCAAAGAGACGAATGAAACTCCTGATTGAACCATACGGCTTCCAAAAGGAAGGCATCGACTTCGCATACAAGACCCGCTACTCCATCAACGGAGACAAGATGGGTCTCGGTAAGACGCTGCAGGCTGTCGGCCTGGCAGTGAAGGCCGACGTCAAAAAGACTCTGATCGTCTGCCCGGCTTTCCTGGTGCCAAACTGGAAATCTGAGATCGAGAAGTTCTGCGGGGAGACTGCAGAGACTATGTTCTTCGGCCTGGAGAAGTCCAGGTTCGATATTGTCAGCTACGGGAGCCTCAAGAAAACCGAGAAGGTCTTCGACAAATACGACCTTGTCGTCTGTGATGAGATTCACTATGTCAAAAACATCAAAGCTGCCAGAAGCGCCAGACTCCACGGATTGGTACATAAGCACGAGCCAGATTACTTCCTTGGCCTGTCAGGCACTCCGATTAAAAACCGGATCCCTGAATTTTACTCGCTCCTACGTCTCTGTTGGTACGGAGGCAGATACCCTGATTTCAACAGATTCTCCGGGAGCTATTGGCTGTTCAATGAGCGATTCACAAAGAAGAAAATCATCCGGTTTGGGGGCAGACGGGTCACCAAGTTCGAAGGGGTGAAGAACGTCGCCGAACTGAAGGCTCTTATCAAGCCGGTCTACATTCGCCGTAAGGCAGAAGACGTCCTGGATCTTCCAGAGGAGATCGACAAGGATGTCATCATGGCCGACAAGTCGAAGACCGACAAGCTGCTCCAGGTCGCCTGGGAGGCTTACGAAGGGAACAAGGGGTCGAAGTCCTTCGCCTCTGGCAAGGCGGTGAGTGCTCTCGGCAAGGTGGGTTACACCGTCGAGTACGTCACCGGGCTTTTGGAAGAGGTCGACCGGGTCGTCATCTTCACCGACCATGTCCAAGCCGCTAAGAAAATTGCCGCCGGTCTTCCCCAGGAAGACGTCCGATTCGTCACCGGGGAAACCCCCGTCAAGCACCGCAGCGACTATGTGAATGACATCCAGTCTGGAAAGATCCGGGTGCTGGTGAGTACCATCGGCAGTCTGTCGGTGGGGGTCAACCTGACTGCAGTTCACCACATGGTCTTCAATGACTTTGCCTGGGTGCCGGCTGACATCGACCAGGCCAGAAAGCGGATTCACCGCATCGGTCAGAAGAACAACTGCGTCTACCACAATATCTTCGCTTCTAAATACGACAAGATCATCCATAAAACCCTTCTGACCAAACGCAACATCATCGCGGAGGTGGACTCATGAATAAGAAAATGACGGTTCAAATTGTAGGTACTCAGTACCAGGTACGAGAGGCGACGTGCCCTAACTGCAATGCAGAGACCTACATCACCGGAGGCCAAGGTCTCTACACCTGCAGCAATTGCGGTGAGGACTTCGAGGTCACCGCCTTCAACCACATCGACTTCGTACCGCCAGAGGGGGAGTGAAGGATGAGAGTTTGGAACGCAATTGCAAAAGCAGTAGAGCATGGATGTAGTAGACCCTGCCCTCCCGACAAAGTAGGGCTACTGTACCCGGGATCAGGGGACGAGTACCCAGCCAAGGTACTCATCGGAAGTGGGGATGAGGGATTGATTCAGATACAGGGTATCCTCAGCAAAAAAGAATTTTGGCGAGATGATTGGGACATTGAATACTAATGAAGAGACTTAAACTCCGCTCCCGTCACATGCTGGTATTCGCTGTGAGGGGGAAGAAAAAACACGGCGGGATCTACACTCCGCAAAAAGGCTTCTACGACTACCACACCATGCAGCCGGTATGGGTCGCCGAAATGGCCGGCGACTGTCTTCTCGGAGAAGACGACGGGGTTCAGGTCGGGTCGAAGGCTTACATCTTTGATATTTTCGAACTGGAGCCCATTCCCCTGCCAAAAGATGTCCTCGAAGGCTACGTGCAGTGCTCTGAGTTTGCCGATGCAGCCGATGAAATATATGCTGAGTCCCAGGAGTATGACGGGGTCATCGAGGCCAATGTCATCCACGAGAACAGCCTTATCGGGGTGGAGGAAACAGCATGGAAGGGTCCGAATTCGTCCTTGGTGAGTCCCAAGTCAATGTCGCTACCCTAGCCGAGAGCCCCTGGCTGGGGTTTGGCTTGATAGTGGTGGTGGTTTGGGCCATTCTGCTCTTAAGCGATTTCTTCAGGAGCAGGTTCCGATAATGGGAAAAATGAGCCGCACCAAGGGTCATTCCTTCGAGAGGGAGATCGCCATCGCCCTCCGGCCTATCTTCCCCGATGCCTGCCGGCAGTTGGAATACCAGGAAGGGCTCGGCGTCGATCTCACCAATACCGGCCGCCTTCGGATCCAATGCAAACGCTATAAGAAATACGCTTCCCTTTCTGCCATTGAAGAGGCGGACAACGGGACAGACATACCGATGCTGGTCACCAAGGGGGATCGAAAGAAAATCCTGGTGGCTTTACCGCTTGAGGACTTCCTGAAAATCCTCGAAAACCCGAGACACATACATCATGAGGTGAATCATGGCGGACAAAACCGCTACTTCGAAACCGGAGACGAACTCCCCGAAACCGACTTCGAAGGGTGAGGCCAAGCCGGCCCCGAAGAAAGAAGCCAAAGAGAAGAAACTCACGGGCGATCGGAAGGTCCTTGGGATTCAGAACTCAAGGGGTCGCGCTATGGTGGCGATCGGCGACAACCAGTTCAAGGTCGTCTACCACCTCAAAAACGGCGAGCCGATGATCGGTCTTCCGAACAAAGGCAGCGTCATGCTTGAGGACTGGCTCGCCGGCAAAGCCGACTTGCAGCCTTAGAGGTCCAGTCGGAAGTCTGAGAATTCGTCTTTAAGATCCTGAGAAAGAATACCGCCTTCACCGGGGGCCGGAGCTTGAGGCTCCGCTCCCGGTGAGTCTGTTGGTGGCGGGGTAGGTGCAGGAGCCGGCGGTGCCAATTGAGGCTGCGGACTCTGCACTTCAGGATTTGTCAGGTTGTCGAACTGAGCCTCGACTTGACCCCCGACGCTGAGGATCCCCTTCTGAGCCGATTCCCGTATGGACGGGACGTTGTTGAGGTCATCCAGCCTGGACTGAACTTTGGAAAGTCCTTTGACCAGGGTCTCAGGACTGGAGAAGGTTGCCCCCTCTTTGAACCCCTTGGCGAATCCCCTGGCGCCGAATATCGCCGCCGATGCTGGTATGATTTTGGTGGCAGACTCCGGGGACACCAGAGCAGACATGGAGCCCAGAGTACCGCCCCGGAAAGCCTCTTTTGGAGCCTCCCGAAGGCCCTGTTTCATGGCATCTCCGAGCACAGAGCCGGACCCAAAGGCGGCGGGAGACTGATAGAGCTTCTCCACCGCAGCCTGGAACTGTAGGGTTTCCATCCCTTCGGCCAGTTTGGTGTCCAGCACCCGGTCCGCATTGACCAAGGCCCGTTGCACCCGTTGCTTGGCCACCGAATCCTTGCCCACAAAAGCGTTCTGCACAGTCCCATCCTTCAGGAGAGACTGGATGTTCTTGTAGGTAACCAGGATTTCGGATCGCTTCTGGTTGATTTGAGGTAGGGGGCTCTTCAGGATGCCGGCTTTGATGTCGGCGAGTTCCTTCAGGCCGTGGGCCATGCTCTTCACGGCGTTGTTGTCCTTGACGAAACCCTCTTCCCAGGCCGCGTTCTGGATCGTCTTGAGGAATTCCCGACCCTCTTTGAAGTTCAACTCCCGGAAGACTTCGGGCTGGACGATCTCCCTACCCTGAGTATCGAATAGCCCTGTAGGTCCCCCGCCAATCTTGGTCTTCTTTTTCAGTTCTTTCATCTTCAAGTTGAAGAACTTGAACGCCCGCTCTTCTTCCTGAGTCCTAAAAGTCTTCTTGGCGACACCGGAAAGCCTGTCTTTTAGGGTCTCCAAAATCTCGTCCACCTGGAAGTTGGCAGCCTTCTCATGTGAGAGGCGCTCGATCTCCAGGTCAGCCTGCTTGTTCAGAGGGTTGATGGCGTCCTTTGCCACGCCGCCTTTCAGTTGTTTGGTGCTCCTCGGGTTCTCCACAGAGGTCCCGAAGATACCATCGACGAATTCCAGAAGGCGTAGGTTGGCGCCTTTCACCTTCTCCGGGGTGTAGTTCTGCGGGTTCTCTGCGAGGTCATCGGCCAGAGTCATATTGAAGGTTCCGTTGGACTTACGGACACCCGCTTCTTTCAGGATGTTTTGGACATCCTTCGCCTTCATTTTCTGCCAGTTTTTGATGATGTTGGAACCGGCTTTGCCGAAGGCTGAGAATCCGCCTGCAACCAAACTCTGGTAGGTGAGTTCCTGCAGGTCCAGGGGGGCATCCTCATCCAGGAAGAACTCTCCGATGCCTGCTTTTATGGTCTCGACCGTGGCCTTGGCTGCAGCCCCGCCAAGGGCGGCACCGGAAATGGTTCCGATCGAGGCTCCGATACCTCCTCCGGCTGTAGCCCCGGCGGCTATTCCGGGCGGCCCTCCGGCGGCACCTAGAGTACCGCCGATTGTAGCCCCGGCTACTCCACCACCCTTAAAGCCGGCTGCAGCCCCTGCCAAGGTTCCGGCCCCCACAGCCGGACCTTCGACACCGACGTCGATGTCGATGTCCTTCAGGTCTCTTTGAAGCTCATCGCGACCCTCTTCGGTGAAGAGGTTCCAAAAGGGTATGAATCCGAGGACGACGTTGGTCGGCTCAATCTCCCGGTACTTGGTATCAGAGTTAAGAGGACGGTACTGCTCACCGTCCTTGTGCATTTCATAGCCGAGACGCTTCAGGTAGGAGCGTCGGCGTTTCGGTTGGGTGTCGAAGACGTTCTTCACCACCCACCGTTGCCAGTCCGACAAGCCGTTCATAGTAGCAGCGGAGTTCGACTGCCGGTCATGGATGATGTGGTCGGGCACGTCGAGTTCGAAGCCTGTGACCACTGCATCTTTTAGGGCTTGATCAGCCATTAGAGGGCTCCTGGGGGCGGTTTCATCTGCAGGTGTATATTGTTGTTCTTCATGATCTCGATGATCAATTCCTGCCGCTCTTCTTTGGTGACCTGTCTTCCTGCACGCTGCTCGTAGGTAGCTATCCGCTGCTCGAATTGGTCGGCGTGTTTCGCAACAATCGCCTGGAAGGCTGTTTCATCCACGAATTGGATGTTGCTGTTTTCGGCGTCTGCCCCCACCTGAGAGCCTTCGTCCGCGGCTGCCGCGGTATTCCCTTGAGCATCCTCTTCATCGAAGGCAGTAAGTTCGTCGGCTGCCCGGGACTTGAAGACCCTCTTGGAGAATTCATCGGCTCTTTCCGGGTCGATTGCCCGGAGGTTTTCCATGGTGCGCTCATCGACACCCCGTTGGTTCTCAAGTTGAGACCTGTAGTTATCCTTGGCCGTGGCCAGAAAGGACGCCTTTTGGGTCGGAGTCAGGAAGGAACCTTTCTGATCCGGATCGAGTTTCTGCAGAAATTGAGTGAATCTTGAGGGAAGAATTTTTCCAGTCTTTTTGTTGACCGCGTTGCCGTTCTCGTCAATCTCGTATTCCCGCTCAAAGGCTGCCCGGGCATTTGCAGCCGAGCGGAATTCCGACTCGCGGACGGTGGATTCCGGGTCGAGGGTCTTCATAAAGTTGAAGATCATCGACAGGTCATTGGCCGCTGAGGGGTTTTTAACGTCCGCTGCCTTTCTGATCCGGCCAAACGCCTCCCGCATGATCGAGGTTCTAGCGGTGGTCTTGTCCTGGCGGTGCTCTGCACCAATGGTGCGGATCTCTTTGCGGAGATCCTTGTCGTCCTTTTTCTTCTCCTTCGCCAAATCGGCTGTCGTCTTGGCACGCTCCGCCCCGGCCTTGAGCTTCGCCTGTTGAGTGGCCTGGCGCTGAGTGATGATGTTCTGGATCGGCCCGAGGGAGTCCAGGATCCCCGGGTCTCCGAGCTCAATCGACGCTTCGATGACCGGCTGGGCCGAGGTGGCAAAAGCCGTCTGATCGAAAGCCTCATCCTCCTGAGCCCGCTGCAGGATCTGACCGACCTGTCCCGAGACCTCCTGAAGGCGGTCTTTGCGGATCTGGTCGGCCTCCTGCTTTTTGCGGAATTCCTCCTCCTGGAGCTCCCGCTGGGCAGTCTGATTGGCGATCTGCCGACCCTGCACCGCCCCCGTACCGGCTGACCGGAGGCCGCCAAGGAATACGTCGACTCCATTTGCCATGTCTGGCCTCCCTTACCGAAGCGTGGTGGATGCTGGTCTGGTTGCGATGGTGCCTGTCGGCGACGTCTGCAGCGACGGATCCGCCCCTCCGGTGAATCCTGCCGGAGGTCCTGAGGACGACCTGGCTGCCGCGGGAACCGGCCCTCCGGTAAGGGCTGCCGCTCCGCCCCCTCCGCCGCCGGCTGCCCCGGCGATCTTGGCCCCGGCCCCGAGTCCTTCGAACAAGCCGCCGAGGCCGGATGCTGTGGCTCCCGGAGACTGGCCGAGCGCCGCGATGGCCGCTGCAGCCCCCTCGCCCCTGCCGGTCCTGAGGTCTTCGCCCGTGACCGTCTGGTCCGTGGTCGTCCCCTGGGTCGTCGTGCCGCCCCGCAGACGCTCGTCCCGCAGTTGCTGCAAGGCAATGGGGTCCTGGAGCAGTTGACGGTTCTGGATCGCCCTTTCCCGGCTCATACCAGCAAAGTCGGCGAACTGTCCCGCCGTCTGGGCTTGGATCCCGACCCGCTGTCCGGGCAACTGGAGGGCCTGTTCCGCCGCCAGGCGGTTGGCTTCCAGGGTTTGCTGTTGAAGGGCCTGGGAGGCCGATTCCAGGGCTCCGGTCTGGAGTTGACTGAAAGCCTGCCCCCGGACGCCCCGGGCCGCTGCATCGGCCTCTATGCCGGCCAGATTCTGTTGTAGGAACCGATTGACCCTCTCCTGACCCACATCCAGGGTCGAGGACCGAAGAGCGTCGATTCTGGCCTGCTCTTCCGGCGAGACCGCGAACGCCTGCCCGCCGAGGATGCCCCCGAGTCCGGCCTGAGCCTGACCTTCCAACTGCTCCCGGCCACCGAGAGCGGCCTCCTGTTGGGCCGCCAGATTGTGCTGGCGCTCGAAATTCCGGATCGACTTGGTGAGGAGGGCCTCTTCCTGGGGCGACCGGCCGGTGAATTCGGTCTTTTGGACCGATTCGGTGCCACCTTTGGTGGTCTGGCTGGTCTCCTGCTTGACCGTGGTCTCCAGGTTTTTGAGGTCCTCGATGGCTTCCCGCTGCCGGCGGTCGGCCTCTTTGGAGGCTTCCGCACCCCCAACGGCTCCCGCACCGGCCAAGCCACCGACGACGGCCCCGACCGGCCCTCCGACAGCGAATCCCAAGGCGGCACCACCAGCCGCGCCGGCTACCGTCTTGGCGCCGGGACTGGTGACGAGTTCTTCTGCGGTTGAACTAGCCATGAGCGGCCTCCATGGGGCGGGTTCTCGAACAGATATTCACGTCCTTTTCGGTGATTTTGAACCCGCATTTACGCTTCAGATACTGAGCGAATTTGTCGTTCGGGATGAAAGAGAGGAAAGTCCTGATTCTACCTTCAGAAATCATCTCAATGTGTCGAATCAGCTTTTTCACGCTGATGATCCCGAGCCGCGGCTCTTCCGGGTTGGTGGCGATCCAGTCGATGATGCCGACTTCAGAATTGGTGACGTAGAGCCAGGCGACCGAGAGCAGTTTGCCATTGTGTACGGCGACGTAGCCCGAGTCTGGAAGAACCTTGCCCTGCGGCGCTACATTCCAGTTTCTGGACGTGAACCACTCCGAGACCTCTGCGAGGTCGTCGTCTTCCAGGTCCCTGACTATGATGTCCTTGATCGCCATACTTACCCTTATAGCTCGTGAGCCATGAGTCTGACATTCAGAATCCGAAGGGCCGTCGCTGACCCTACATCGTATTTGATCTTGTAGGTATAGGTCCCCGCCCCCGGGACGTCGATGAAGTTGAACGCTGCAGGAGGTAGGCGATATTTGCCTGCCTGAGTGTAGAAAGGCACCTTGATCAGCGTCCCGCCGCCTTTGTCCACTTCCAGTGTACAGGGGTCGGTGGTCAGTTCCTCACACTCGATGTAGGTATTGGTCGACGACGTCCCGGCCTGCATCGAAATCAGCACCGGCCCGCCTTGGGTGGTGATGGTAACAGAGTTGTTTACAAGGTCACCCGTGGACGCCGTGGTGAAGACCAGTTCCGCCGCCCCGGTGTCAGCCGACAGAGCCACGTTCCCTAGGGTGGCTGGTGTCCCGGCCGTCTTCACAGCCCTGTCTACCTGGGTGATCGTATTGTCGAGTATTTCGGTACTGCTTACCGCGCCGGTCGCCAGGGCTGACCCCGGCAGGTCGTCGATGACGACTTCTCCGGCTATGATCTTGGTCGTCACCCCGTCGACATTGACGTCAAGCGACCCATCGACCTGGCGATCCAGACCCTCCCCGGACAAGGTCGGGTCCAGTTTGGTGGGCTCGATCTGAGTCAGGGCCGTCAGGTTGTCCTCGTTCAGGTTGTTGACGGTCGAGTAAATGTTGCCGAATTCAGAGTTCAACTGATCGGCGGTCAGGACATTGCCGTTGATGTAAGTGTTCACCTGGGAGGTCAAAGCCCCCATGGAGATGAAGGCGATCAAGGCGATGACTGCAAGGCTTGGCTTTCTCATGCGCTTCCCCCTCTCACCGGGACGTTGGCCTCTTTGGCTTCGATCATGAAACCGTAGACCCCGACATCGGCTTGAGCATTGTAGATGACTTCAATCTGCAGGCCATAGCCTTGGCCTTTGAGCGGTATGGTTTGCGGGACGAATACCCCGCTTCCGAGTTTGCTGGTGCCGAGTATGAAGCTCGACCCCAGTTGATCTTCTCCGGAGTCCACCTCGATAGTCCGGGTTGTGACCTGGCGGGAGTCGACATAGCCGTTGATCCCGAGCGTGCCCTGTCCGTCAGTGGAGGCCAGAACGGTGGCGTGCTTCCAGGTGTGCTCCATGTCCATCTCGCCGCCGGGGTAGATGAACCCTGACTTGAAACGGCCGGTGTAGGCCGTTCCGAGGTCGGTCCTTACCTCATCATTGATCAGAGCCAAAACCCCGTCCTTGCGGCCGGTGATGACCCGGTTGATCCCGCCGTCCACGTAGTTGGCCATGGATACGGCCTGGTGATTCTCCCAGACTCCAGACCAGATGGACTCCTGGGTATTGAACGCCAGGATCAGGTCGCTTTCGGTGGCCGTCTTGCTGGGCACCGAAATGTAGTACATGTTGTCTTCTTCATCGAAGGCAGCGGTGTACTGAGTGAAGTCGGAGCGATTCAGTCCCTTATTCCAGAGCTTCGAGATCGGACGGGAGATGAATCCATAGTCTGACTCGATGGCCTTGTCGGTCGACGACATCCTGAGGATGCCCCGCTCGGAGGCGTAGATCACATCATTGGCGATGGGGACGATCGTATGGTGACCGATGCAGCCGATCTGCCGGCTGATGGTTTTCACCACGAAATTGTTGATCTGATTCCCAGTCACTTCGAACTGGGCTCGGTTCATGAAGAGGTAGAGTCGGCTTTGGAAGGAAACACCGCCGACAATACCGTTCGGATCGCCGAAAGGATCGAAGTCGAGAGATCCGGCGGCGTTCGGGAGACCCGTGGCGCCGAAGCCGGTCGTCGCCCATGTCGTCGCGTCGAAGAACTCTGAGTAATAGCCTCGATATGGGAACCCGGGTACGCCCCACCCCCACATGCGTCCGCCGTGGGAGAGGAGGTAGGACGGCGTTCCATCGGGTGGTTGACTCCCGGCTGGAACTGTTGAGGCGGCTGGGGCGACCCCATCCCATACGTACATCCCCTCTGCCGGGTCGGTTGAGACCCAGTAGACCTTTCCTTCGAAAGTCTGGAAGGTGACTCGTCCGGTGGTGGGTAGGATGATTGTACTGGTGAGATCAGTCGCCACCCCGGTTCGGCTGTCAATTCCCCAGATCTTGGTGCCCTGTCGAACCATGAGAGTCGATTTAGGAGCTCCTGAACCGGAGTCATAGCGCCAGAACTCATGGAGTCCAAGGATCGGGTCATCGCCACTGCCTCCGTTTTTCGGATTGGTCGGGTACGAAGCTCCTTCATCGGAGGCGTCGGTGTTGAAATACGCCTGACCGCCTCGGAGTCTGCGGGCAAGAGTCGAGCCGACCAGGATGTTGTTGGCTTCGACCATCTCATTGGGGGCGACGATCAGGGGATTGTCGGTCACGTTCAAACCGGCAGAAAGGAAATCCCTGCCGTTGAACCGAATCCGCCGTGTCGACTTAGTGGTCAATCGTCAACCCTTCCGAACCAATTGAGTCCGAAGAACCCGGGGTACTTCCGCCGTGTCCGGTTGAAATACCGGCGACGGTGCTGGATTCTGGCGACCGAGTCGGTCATCTCCTGATCCCCAGCCATGCGGCTCCAGGAGTTGGCAGCCATCTTCGACGTCTCGGCCAACATCGCCGGGTTTTCCTGGTAGCGGTAAACCTCCGCCAACACCCCGTAGTAAAGCACGTCGATATGCTCCGGAGGCACCAGATGGTAGCAGGTGTCGGAGTCCTCCAGTTGCGTCGGACGCTCCGTGTACTCGATGTGACACGAGTAGCGCCGATCGGGCGACGGGAAGAATTCGATAGTCCACTGCCCCGACTGGTTCTCAGTCTGGGTCAGGGTGTACCACTCCGGAGGTCCGGTGCGGCAGGGGTCTCTCGACTTCATCTCCCGGAACTTCTGCAGTCCGAGTGGCTTGATCTCTCCGATGCCGGTGACCGACAAAGAGCGAACGGCCTGGACCTTCGGGTCCAGTTGGTGACGGTCGTAGAGGATCTGATACTCACTGAACGCGGCGTCGTCGCCGGCATACATTGAGGCGAGCTCAAACTCCTTCAGGGTGTTGAGCTTCCGGATCCGGTAGAAGTCCTGGTCACGCTGATTCGGACAGAATTGCTGCCCGAGCATGTTGGCGTTCAGTTGGATGAGCGGGACAGCGCCGTTGTCGATGTCGACCGACTCCGTGGCCACGTAGCTGCCCTCGGTCAGGGCGACGGTGCCAGCGCTGTACGGACCCATGAGGTCGATGAAGAGTTCCCGGTTGGTAAACTTCCAGTGTCGGCCCTTGAGCCGGTTCAGGTAGACCATGTTCAGGAAGGTCAGGGCACGGTCGCGGTAGTCCGGATCCTGTTCCTCGATGCCGGCGGCCTTCAGGACTTGAGTGATGAGACCCTTGGCGTCGGCCAAAAGACTGGAACTGAACTGATTGCCGAACTCACCTGAGCCGAATTGATTCTTTGCATCGGTCATCTCTTATTCCTCGGCGTTTGCTTCGAGTTCCAGAACCAACTTGAACGCACCACCTATATGGTAGATCTGCCTGAGCTCGTAGGACTCATAGGTGCCCCGACTCAGAAATCCTTCCAGGGCTGCCTGGTTGCCTTTCTCCACTGTGAAGGCATTGGACTCTCCCGCAACATTCTCATCGCCAAAGTGTACGTCGGAAAGAGCCTGAATCAGAAACCCTTTGACCTGCGGAGGGTAGCCCTGAGTGTTCGTCCCGTCATGCAGAGGCGTGGCAGCGACCGCTGCAGGCTTGGGGAAAACTTTCAATTGGGCTGAGGCCACCGAAAATCACCTTACATAGTGCTGAGATACATCCACCAGGGGCGCTTTTCCCACTAGCTTCTCATAGAATTCATGGGGAGTCATGTTGTCAAGCCTGCCCTCGAATTCAAGACCTTTCGCGGCAAGTAGGGGTCTGAGGGCTTTGAAAACCTCGACACAAAAGAAACGGTGAGGGTTGTCCCACTGGTAGAACTTGTCGCGGACCCCGAGAGTCCTCTCTATGAGGACAGAGGCTCCGAGACCGAAGACCGCCTCTTTGTCGTATTTGGCTCCGCCAAGGGCGTGGACCACCTCGACATAGATCTCCATCTCCTCGGCGTGGGTCAGCCCCCAATGGAGGGCGTGGAGGACCTTGTTCTTCTCCAGGAAGGTCTCTCTCCAGGTGCAGTCGACCCCTGAACTCAGGCGGGAGTCGACCACCAAAGACATCGGCCCGGCTGCCTCGAAGAAGTTTACGGCGAAGTGAGAGCAGTCCTCCTTGCGGCCCCAGCGGATAATCCGGGAGCCAAATTCCTCTGTGGTCGTCCAGTAGAGGATCAAGTCGGCACCTTATGTAGGTAGTAATTGATCTTCAGTTTGACGTCGCTGACGTTGCAGGTGGAGGTGTAGACCACCCGAAGGTAGAGGTTGACCAGCACCTGAGCGGCGTAGTTCATCACCTCCCGGCCCTGCGACTCCGCGGTGCTGTCCACGTTCCAGCTGGTCCCGTACTCATCGAGCACTGTGCCAGCCGGGTAGTATGTCCCATCCTTGTCGACGACCTGCAGTTTCATGGTGTCGTCGAAGCAGTGTTCTTCAAGAAGGACGTGTAGGCCGGTGATCTTCCTGGTCTCTGTAAGTTTGTAGTCGCAGTTGGATGTGGTGTTTTTCGTAGCGGTACAGGTGACTCCAGTTCCGCGGAAAAAGTACCCGTAGGGTGTCTCGAACGGTTCGCTCTTGATGACCACACCGCCGAAGGCAGTGGAGGAAAGCAGGAGTAGCAGAATCAGGTATCTCATGGTTCCCTCTCAAAGCCGCTGGCCAGGGCCGAGAACTCAGCAAGGTTTCCGCCCTGGGATCCCGTGAGGTTGTCCTGGATGGTTATTTGTAGTTCGTCGTCTGGAATAGGCACCGTCCCGCAAGCTCTTACAATGGCCGGAGGGTCGAAGATGAATGAGGCAATAAACTGATCACCCCCAGCCTGCACGTCGATTCTAAAGTTGCCACCGGGTCCGGCAGGGCCGAAAGCGAACTTGTTTTTCCAATCTTCTGTCGCGTATATCATCGGAAGGGTGAGAGTCTCCCCGTCGCTCCGGATGGTGACTACTACGCCGTTGGTCAACTTCTGGTTCTTGCAGAGGTGCTGGCCGAATTTTAATCCGTTACAACCCCCGAACACCCGTATCTCTTGGATAAGACGCTCGGCGTCGTTAGAGCAGTCAACGGTAAAATCTACCGGGGTGACGCTGCCGTCGACCCTCATGTCCGCAGATCCCCCGTTTTCAAACGGAATGATGATCAGATCGCCCACACCTCCTGGGTTGGCGACGACTGTACCGGAGATTCCCAGAATCCCCTGACGCGGATCATTCGGAGATCGACTGAGTTCTGTGGGGAGCCCTCGACGCATAATGTCGTCGAAGGCCATGACACCTACGGTGGTGCCGGTGAATGTCAGAGTCCAAGTGGTTCGCTCTCCGAACTCATTGAAGAGCTTTGATTCCAGGAACACGCCGGAATGGTCTTTGATGACGATGCAGTTCCATTCCGAGGTCTGGAAGTTGGAGTCCCCCTCCAGATCATTGCAGACCCGAATGGCTACGGCTCGTTCCGGGTTGGGGTCGGCCACGTCGCCGGCAGTGATGGTGGTCGTCACGTCTACTGCAGGGTAGACCGTCCCGATGGGGGACACGGCGGCTGGGATCTGAACCCGAACCGTGTCGCCGGCAGCGCCGATGCCGTCTGCATCCTCAGCGGCGTCTGGGTCAGTCCCGAAGTAAAACCACGTTGTCGCGTGGGGGTCTTGCCCGAATACCTGTTCGACGGTGACAGTTGCCGTGGTCAGTAGACGCCTTTTGGCATCTAGGAGTTCGACGTCTGCACAATAGGCTTCATCATCCCCGCAGACCTTGATGTTCTGATGGGGTGTACTGTCGGCCCCCATGAGGGGGACCGACAGTAAAGAAATGAAGAGTAGAAGGAATCGGATCACTCGGAGGTCGCCTTGTACTTGGTGTAGTACCGGGTGACGCCGCCAGCGGTGTGCTTTGCGATGCCGTCGTCGGAGGCTTCTTCGAGGAATTTCTCCACCGAGATCATGCGTTTTCCGCGGGCGGAGAACCCGGCGTCCACATCCACCTTCCGGACGTACAGGACCAAATTGGGAAAGGTGTCCTTCCCGTTCAGAAGAATGGTCTTCAGAGGAACCATCTCCTTGCTGTCGTAGATGGTGCTGGTATTCCAGCCCCCGAAGCCGTCGTCGGTAGACCCGAGCTCATCAGGCCCGCTGGTCGTGTTGAACGAGGAGCCTGCGTTGGGTTGTCCCGTGAAGATAAGCTCCATGTTCCCGTCCAGGGCGGGATTTCTTCCGTCGTTTTCGACGATGATATAAATGTCGGCCATTGTCTTAAACCTTTATGCGAGAGGAAAATGCTGCCTCGATTAGGCAGCGTCCTCAGTGATTGAGAAAGTGCCACGGAAGTCCGAGGCGTTCTGGAAGTTCGTTCCAGACATGCGGAGAACCGGATCGGTCAGCCCTGTGGTGTCGAACTCGAAGCAGTGAAGCTCACCGCTGTCGGTGAAGTCGCCAGAACCGACGATGACTTCGTGGGTCTTGACGATGACGGGGGTGCCCGCCGGGTCGTCGATCACGTCGAACGTGTAGACGGTGTCGCGGAGGTTGCACACCGACCACTCCAGATTACGGTAGGTCTTGGCTGCCGTAAGCGTGATGTCGTCGAGCGTGGTTTTGGAGGTGGAGCCAGCGACTGGCGTGCCGTCCGTTCCGCCAGACTTGCAGATGCCAGCACCGTCGAGAGTGACGACAAGGTTGCCAGCATCGTCCAATTGAAGGAACCGGAGGGTGTCGTCGGAGGCGCGTTTCGCCACCATCGAACCGGAAAAGTTCCGTCCGGCAATGGGATCGGTTTCCACTGCCTGAGAGATCGCCGCGCCGGCATTTCCGGAGTCGACATCCTCAAGAGTCGGAAAGGATGTTCTCAAATCGGCCATGATTTACATACTCCTATATAGGGTGAGAGAATAGTGCTGCAGCGCACCCCCGCCCTATTGGAAGATTTCAGAAGAAATTGAGGTCAATTGATCTGTTGAACATCCAGACTCCCCCTAAGACACGAAATATCTTCGAAATTTTTCGCCCTCAGAATCAAGGTTTGCGTCCCGCCTGCCCCCGACCGGAACCGTTTGCTGGAGGCGTGAAATCCGAAAGTCGTATTTCCCCCGCTAAGGACTACGTCTTCCTGAATCTTATCAGTCCCGTCGTCCTGCCAGACCACTTGGAAGAGAGAATCTCTTCTGCTCGAACATACGAACTCAATCTCTTTGTAGATACTGTCTAATGCCAAAGGGATTGTGACTAATGTCACGAACGAAGTGGACCCGCCGTGCTCTCCCCGACCCCCAAGGAATGAAATCTGCCCGGCATCGTCATCGCTTAGGACGACTCGGCAGTCTTCATCCAGAGCGATATGGCCGAGGGAGCCGTCCGGCTTCACCCCAGTCTTAGGTGCGTTGATGCCGAGCTCGAACGGCAAGGTTCAGCCTCCGAGGCTACTTGAGGGTGATCTTCGACTTGGTCACTGCCCGAAGGACCGAGTTCACTACGAGGAACATGGCACCGAGGCTCTGCTCATTAAGAAACGCCTCCGAGCCCGGGATGAACGGCACCGCTGCCATAATCAAGTTGACCCACAGAGTCCTGGACTGCCATGGGCGCTTCACCTGCTCTTTGTAGAGATCCATCATCTTACCCTCAAGTAAAACGAGTCAGGAGATCAGAACCTCTGACCTTGTCCCGCCTCGCAATGGACTTCTTTCTGGCGCGGTCGGCCGGAGTCTCGAAGGTCTCGGCCGCTCTCTTGCGGCCTCCCGCCGTGACTCTGGCGATGAAGTCTTCCATCGTCCGGGTGTCCCCGTCCGGGACCTCCTCGGAGTCTTCGCTGACATCAATCTCGACACTGTCGAGCAGGGCGGCGACCCTGGAAAGGATGTCCATCTTATGTTCGAGACGCCCACGGACCTTGGTGAGAAACCCCGGATCGGAATCCTTGATCTCTTCGGCCCTGACCAGGGTGCGGAGAGCATCCATAGCCTCATGGTCGTCTGGTGATGGCTCCCTTCCCGGGAGGATGACTTCGAGCATGGCGGCCTCCTACACGTCGGACGCTGTGGAGAAGTCGGCAGGAACTGTCACCGACGCCTTGAGCTTCTCATAGGCCCGCTCTTGCGGGTTCTGGGAGACGACATCGAGAGTCGCCGAGTCGAAGGACCCGGTGAAGTCAGCACCTGACCAGTCGTACTGGTGTACTTCCAGCGGAGTATTGCCTGCGGCGCTGGCGGCTGCGTCCTTGAACAGTGCCAATTTGCAGTGGCACTCCTCCCGGTCGTAGTTGATGTTCAGGTCGCAGATTCTCCAGTAGTCTCCGGAGACCCCCGACGCTGCCGTATGTGAAAGTTGCAAAGCCATGACGGTCTCCTATGGTCTGTAATGTCCACTGCACCCAAAGGTTCTAGCTAGTCCATCAGTAGCCCACCCATGGAGTTGGATGGCATTGTTCCCAACGTCAGCTTCTACACCGAGTCTGGCGGTAGCTGATGCCGGGTTTACCTCAGAACAGGCTCCCACGACATCTCCCACATTGGAAAATGTAGTAGTTGTAAACGGCGTGACCCTACACTCGTAGTCCCCACTTAGACCCGGATCCCAAGTCACATTGAACGAATAGTCGACAACTGATCCTGAATCCTGGGACCACTTTACTGCAGTTACAGAGCAGGAAGTACAATTTCCCCCCTCGCAGGTTCCAGTTCCTACATCAAAGCCATCATTGGTACAGTGGTTGCCCAACCCGCAATTGGCATTGTCCGGGGTGGTGATCTCGAACTTATTGGTGTTGTTGATGCGGTTGGTGACAGACCCACTGGCAGTTCGGAACTGCATAATGTTGGAACTGTGGTCATACCGGATGTACCCGGGGTTGATCTCTGCAGCATCCGCAAACTCGATGCTTGATTGATCGTCCGGGTTGGCCCCGTCCGATTGAATCCTGACAACGGTGTCATTGTTCGAGTTGTAGAAGGTGGAGACGCTGTCGTCCAGAGTGAGCACCACCTCATCAGAAGCCCGAAACCCCATCTCTCCGGTATTTTCAAGGTAGGAGATTTCGCCGTGGTCGGTGTTGGCCAGAGTACCCATGCGTATGAAACTGGTATCTGTGTCCGATGCCGGGGTGATGTTTACACTGGCATTGCCCGTAGTCGGCTGGAGCCGAAGCGGGGAGTCGATAAACGTCTTCTCCCCGTTGAACGACTGATTCCCGGTCGTCACGATGCCTATGTCCGAAGCGGAGGCTGCAGCCCCGGTCGTAAAGAACGCCGGATCGTCAACTGACCCCCACAGAGTATCGGTTCCGTCACCCCTCAGGATCTGATTGTCAGTTCCCCGGGGCAGTCTGGTCGTCGTATTGGTGGCGTCCCGGTAGATCATGTCGCCTCGGGTGGTCATCACCTCTACCGAAGCGGAGTCCCAGGAGAGATTTCCTGACCCGTCGTTCTTCAGGAAGGTAGCCACACCTCCCTGAACTGCCGGCAGCACCATGTCGTGGGCTGTGGTGGCCGAGGCCGCTTTGATTGTGATCGAATCAGAGCCGTCGTCGTCTTCGAGCTCCAGCTTCGATCCGTTAGTCACCCGAACCTGGGTGTCCTGATCATGCGTAAGGTTGGCGCCGACCAGGAAAAGCCCGAAAAGCGTCAGGAGGAGTACGGATGTCAGCCTTGAATTCGTATTCATAGTCGAAGTCCCTTACGGCAGTACGAAGGTTCGGACGTACACGTTCACATCACCGGCAGCCGCTTGATCCAGATTGTCACCTGTGGACCGGGCTGTCACCACCACATCGGTAGTCGTCCCGAAATCCGGGACATCCAGGAAGGAGGAGTGCATGGCGACCGTACCTCCGACCGCCTGGAAGACATTGAACGCTTGAGCATACTCATTTGTATCCCCGGACTGGCCCACTTCAATGGTGTAGGCGGAGATAGTGCCGCCACTGAAGGCGGTGGTGTGCTTGACCACTACAGCGTCGATACCCTCACCGGCCTGCAGACTGAAGGCGGTGACAGCGCTGGATGTCGCCGCGGTTGAGAAGTCCGAGTAGCTGTAGGTGAACTTCCGCCACCTCGGGTTCTTGTCGCCCCACTTGAGTCCGGGGGCCTCTCCGGAGTCAGCTTCCAGGACTTGGCCATCGGAGCCGACTGCCAGCCTCGTGGTCGCCGTATCGTAGACAGTCAGATCCCCCTTGGTAGTCAGCGGGTCGATCTCTGAGAAGGTTCTATTTGAAATGATCCCCGCACCGTCCGTCTCCAGGATGCCCGGAGCCGAATTCGGGAACCTCGGGGTGACATCGAACGTCTTTGTCCCCGTAATGGTCTGAGCTCCGGCAATCAGGACCACCCCTGAGGTGGCCGGGTCGAAAGTGCCATCGAGACAGTCAAGATATTCCTGAACGTCGTCGACTGTGGTGCAGAGAAACGCCCCGGGTACTGCACTTATCGCCGAAGCGTCGTGGGCGTCGGTGGTGTCAGCCAAGTGGTCCGTGATGGAGTCGGCCGTGACCTTCAGTTGGGTGTCGACCTTGTCCCAGTTGTCCCGGATCAGTTCTCCGTAGTTGGAATCGCCGTCCCCGGGCTTGTTGAACTGGTAGTTGGTCGTAAACGTCGTCGCACCGATGGCAACGGTCGCCACTATCAGGAGAGGGATCCAAATCAGTCGATTCATCGTCCAAGCCTCGAAGGAAGGTGGAAGAGGGGGACCGAAGTCCCCCTCTTAGTTTCAGGCTCCAGAGGTGCCGGCGACACCGCGGAAGTCGGAGAATCCGAGAGCCCAGCGGGCTTTGACTTTCATCAAAGCGACGTCGGACTTGAATTCCATGTCGGAACTCGTCTCGGGTTGCTTCCGCCAGTACCAGTAAAGCTCGTGGCTGCCCTTGTCGGCCGACAGGAACCAGGCGTCCTCATCGGTCAGGTAGTCGATGACTACCGGCTCAAGGCCATAGCGAGCTTTCATGGAGTTGACGGAGTTGACCTCGGTCAGACTGGAAGCAGTCGAAGCCTGAGGCTTGGCCATGGACTCAAGGAGCTCATGAGCCAGGAACTCAAGTTCCGGCGGCACCAGAAGGAACCGGGGACGTACCAGCACCTTCTTCCCTGCTCCGTCCTTGGTCTTCCGCATGAGGGTGACCAGGTCTTCGAGGGAAGCCAGTGAGAGATCCTGGTCAACAGCCAGTCGGTTCGACGATGTTCCCGCGCCGGGATACGGCAGGGGGTGAGACGTCGAGAAGAGCGGCTGCCCGTCCGGGCCGGCTGCGGAGAAGCCGTCATTGAAGATACTCGCAGCGGAGATCCTCTCGGCTTCGCGCATGGCGCGGGCAAGGTGCTGGGCTCTCTCGAACGCTTCGTCGTGCTGGTTGTCGTCCAGAAGTTCTTCGGTGATCGGTACGATCACACCGTACTTGATCGCACGGTAGGTCTGGTCATATCCCTGGACCATTTGATCCATGGGGTATTCCTGGCCTTCGCCGACAGCGCCGACTGCCGGGATACCAGTGACCTGGGTGGATTGGGTGATCCCACGGTCCATGGTGCGGACATTGAAGATCCGCTCATGTTCCATCGGGAATTCTTCGAGGGTGTCATTGATCACGTTCTCCAGAACTGGAAGAGCATCCTCCAGGACCAGATCGGAGAACTGTTCACGTCTCATGATCGCCATAAATCAGTCCTCCCTTAGATTCCGGCCACACCAGCGGTGCGCTCAGACTGGTTGATCTTGACCAAAAGATCGGCGTTTGCGGCGCCTGCATCGTTTGGCTCGTCATTGATCTGCGGCGCAAGGCCGAAGACTTTGAGGGGCAGAGTCGCCGTGGTCGCGAACGTGCCGTCCACTTCCTGACCAGAACGGTTGAGGTCCGTGTCAGGAGAGGGGGCCGCAGCGACGTCGGCATTGGATCCGGCGTCCGCAGCAGCGAAAGTGCCGGAGCACTGTGCCACGTAGGTCACTTCCGGGTCGTCGATCACGTCCATGACGGTATCGGCAGCCGGTGAGTAGTGAGCCGCCACGCCTACGATGGGATCCGTGTCCCCGTTGACGTGAACTTGAACGGTTCCTGCAGCCACCCTCTTGAGGAGATCGCCCTCATAGATGGTCTGAGCAGCCGTCTTGGTGTATTCCCGGGAGCGGTAGGTCTTCCCTTCCCATTGGTAGGGACGAAACCCCCGAGGATCGTCGATGTTCGCCATCAGTTACCTCCGAGTAGTTTTAAGAAAACTCCCCGGCGCCACCTGCTTTCTGAGTGACCGTCCGCATGGAGGAGTCATCCGTCACGGCTTGGCCGCGAAGGCGTTGCCCTTTCCGGAAGACTGCCTCGTTTGAGCTTTGCTGGTCCTTGTTAGTCGCCCGCTTGGCCTCTACTTCGGCCATGGGGGCAAAGGCAAGGGTCAGGTCACCTTTGCGGATTGCATCTCCGTCCCGAAACCACGAGGGGTTGCGGCCTTTCACCTGAGTCATGATCTTGTCGGGGAGCATACTCCCTTTCAAGACCTGCCAGATGCGACCGGCCCGCCGGGATTCAACGTGTCCGGAGATCCATCGCAGTTTGTGACCCTTCAGGGCAAAGCCCGGGTCGGACTGGTCGACGGAAGCATGAGTAGTGACATCCGAGAGATTGAATTTCATCGTGCAGCCTTTCTGGCATCGCTTGCCGCCAGCTTTTCCTTCATGGACTGAATCTGCTCTTTGGATTTCTTGCCCTTCATCAAATAGAATCTGAGGCGCGGATCGTCATCCGAAATCTTCGAAGCAGTTGAAGCCCTTCTGGTCGGGGCGGCGGAGGTGCCACTGGGGGCCTCCCCAGAGTGAGTCGTATCCGGGCTCGATTGCCGAGGTGCGGCTTTGCCTGGCTTGCCCATGACTCTCGCCGTGATTTTCGCCACGTTGTAGAGCGCCTTGGGGTGGCCGGGGTTCAGACCGCTACCGACTTGATCGTCCCACTGCTTTTTAAATTCCAACTGGAATTTTGGGTCGGCAAAAGGAAACTCACGTTTCGCTTTGTCGTCCCATACCTGTTGCTGACCGGCTGCCGTGCTCGAATTCACAGCCTGGTTGATGGCGCCTTCGACGATCTTCTTCACCTTGGATCCGGTGATTGGTTCGTCGTCGTCGACCTCTACCTGAGCATTGTGAGTCGGAGCGGGTTGCTGGTTGCGGCTTTGAACAATGGCATTGCGAAGTTCCGTGATGCCATGCTCCATGAGGTCGAGTCTGGCACCGAGGGTTGTAAGGGGGTCTACCACCTCACCGCCGTCGTCACCGTCTTCACCATTAAGATCCCCTTCGCCGCCGGCAGCCACTACGGCTGGATCGACGGTCTGGTCGGAAACCTGACCATTCACTGATCCCTCAGTGCTCATAGGTTAAGCCCTTTCACTTTCGTTTCTTGGTCTTCGCCTTACCCTTCTGCCAATGCAGAAGGGATTTGGGTTGATCTTGGGCCGCGATCTGCTTGTCGTTTTCCCTGAGCTTCTTTGCGCTGGGATTTTCGCCTGCCATGGAACACCTCCTATATGGAAAGACCCGCCGGAGTGGTCTGGGGTCTGATGTAGGATCTCTTGGACTCGTGGTCGGACTTTGATTCTTTTACTTTAGTCTCTTTAGCACGTTTGCGGTCATCTATGAACTTTTCCCGGGTGATCAGGACTCCCTTGAGAGCCTCGATGCGCCCCCGGGTGAAGGCGTAGGACTCTGAAGTGAGTTCCCTCTGCTCGGAGAGTTGCAGGATTTCCAGATTCATCATTTTCTGGATGTAGGCACAAAATAACCGGCTGGTCTCGTCATTGCGGACCTCGTAGAGCACCTTGCCCAGGTCGATGAGTTCCTTTTGCACCTTCTTCCGGTTGAACTCGATCTCCCGCGACGTGCCGGTCGACTTTTTGCCCCAATTAGAAAACAGGCCCATTTACTTCTCCCTCGGGACTGCCGAGAGGTCCGCCCTCGGCTCCGCCGACTCCGACATCCTCTGGTCCGAGGGCCTGAAGGCCGCCCTGACCTGGAAGTTGAGTTCCGGCGATATTCGGTACACCTGCACCACCCCCTTGAAGGGTGGTCTGGAAATTCGTATGGGCGTCGATGATCTCCTGCAGCGCCACAACCTGAATCTCGTTCAGGTTGCCGAAGAGATCGGAGTCCTGGAACTCCTGGTAGATCTGCAGCGCCGCTTCGTGGTTCTCCTCCGGCCTGACCGAAGCCTCGATCGGCGGATTCTCCGTCTGACCCATGAGGACCTTGAAGATCCGCTGTTGGGCAGTGAGCGGAGGACCGGCATACTGCGGCGGCTTGGTGATGAACTTGTCCGGGTTGCGAACCTGATGCCTCACGAGGAATTCCTTGAGGATCTCGTAGAGGTTGCCGGGCTGGATGATGCCGGTCTGCATGAACGTCTGGTTCAGCGTCGTCTGCAGCATCAGACTGGCCCGCTGTTGGCGCTCCGCTTCGCTCGAAGCAGCCAGGGCGACGTCGATGATGAAGTCGAAGTCCCCGCGGAGGTCATCCCGGCTGACTTCGCCGAAGACTCCCTTACCGTCCTCCCCGGTCACCCGGAAGAACAACTGATCCGACATCCGGCTACGGGTCATAATGAACAGATCGCTCAGGAAGAACGACAGTTCGCGGGAGATCCGGTCAAGGTGCGGGTGGAGTTGGATATTCGCCTGGCGGTCGACGAAACTGGCGCCGGTTGCATTGCGCAAAGCACCCGCTACACCCCGCCCGGTGAGGTTTCCGAGGTTGATGTCGTTGATCGCCAGTAGTTTCTCGCCGTATCCGGTCAAGGCGAGCTCTTCGTTCTCCCCGAACTGCCCGAGGTAGGGCACCGAGGCGAACTTGATGTCGTTCACATCGTCGACCGGGATCAAATCCCCCGGGCTGATCTTGAAAGTGTCCGGCTTGAGGGTCGACCCCGACCGATAGACGCCAAATTGCAGGGAAGAGAGAACCCCGTTGTCCAGTTTGAGATTGTGGACGGCGTCGATGTGGTTGTTGAGGGACCAAAGAAGCTCACCGACGCCGATGCCGAAGGCTCTTTCCTTGGACGGCATAAAATCCGCCTTGTAGAAAGGCCGGCGACCACTCGGGCTGATGCGGTGAAGGTATGTCCATCCGAGAATCTTGCGGATCCCCCGGTGATACCAGACGACAATCTCCTGGGGGAGCTTTTTGACGTCCTCCATGGTGTCCCGGTCCACGTCTTCATCGACGTAAGCCCGCCCGTACCACTCGAAAACGTCATGAAAGCCCTGTTCCTCGTGATGGGGGAGCGAATCGAGCTCCCGGTTGATCCCTTCGAGCTCCCGCATGGGGCGCCGGGTCTCTTTGGTGTCGTTCCGGTCGATCTCATGGCGTGACCGACGCCTCTCGATGGCCTCTTCGACCACATCCTTATCGAATTTCTTCTGCTTGGTGCGAAGTTTCAGGTCTTCGTCCCGGAGTTTGACCCGGTGGGCGATCCAGGGGGCGTTTTGCACCGTGTAGCGGCCTGCAGGCATGTAAAAATCGTCCAGAAGGACGACTGCAGCGGCCGGGGCACCATGTTGAGTGTGTTTTTTGACGTTTTTGAACTTCGCTTTGACCTCGGAGGTCTCCCCGAACTCCACTCCCTCTTCGGAAGCGAAGATTTCTGGCGTCGGAGCCTCCTCCACGTCCAAATCGACGTCCAGGTAGGTGTGCTCCCACCGATCCCACATCAATTTCAGGACTCCAGAGCCTTCGTCGATGATTTCCTGGATCCAGTGGTCGATGACCCCCTGCTTTCCTTCGCCGCGGTTCATCCATTTCGTCGTGACCCAGTTCATAAACCGGGTGATCAGTTCTTCGCGGTCCTGGAAGCCGATGTTCTGGGCTTCGACGTCGAAGAACCCTTGCTGCGAGAAAACCTGGAAGATCCGGGCGTGCATCGCCTTGGACATGATCAGGGTGTAAGGGACGTGAAGGTCGGCGGCGTGGTCGAAGTAGCCTTCCTTGTAGTTGTAGCGTAGATCACGAAGAGCCAAGAGCCAATCGCGCCGCTCTCCGAAGTAATCTTCATGGGAGTTGCGAAAACCTTCGACCTGGTCCTCGATGAGGGTCTCCAGGTAGTCCAGATCAATTTTGTTCAGAGGCAGGGTCTCGTCCCGGACCTGCTCGCCTTCTTTTTCAGCGATTCGGCTCTCGGCTACCAACTGAGATCACCTCCGGACATAGCTATGGACTCTGGGTCGGGCTTCCGGGTCATGTTTGCCCTTTTTGGAATCGAGGACAAGGGCCAACTGCATGATAGAGTCCAGAATATCATCATTTTCCTTCTCGGGAACGTCCCTGAGCTTGTTTCGGTCGGCGCCTTTGCGGCTGGCCCAGACATAATGCTCGATTTCGTAAATGAACTTGCGGTTTTCCGAGTTGTCGAAGGCCATAAAGCCCGGCTTTGGCCCGAATTTGGACTCATTGACCTTGAGCCAGGTCTTGAAGATGTCGATTTTCTCCGCGACGTTCTTCGGCGCCGCCCGGAACCGGGGAACGGCCGGGCACACGAGGCTATTGAGCTCCTCGGTGATGGTCGTCGACCGCTTGATCATGCTTTCCACATTGGCGTAGTTGTCGATCCAACACGAAAGGATCCTCGGGCGTCCCGGACCGTCCAGTTCGATCTCGTCTTTGGCTCGGAGGATCTCTTCGGCCACATCCTCGACCACTCCTTCGACCAAATACGAACTGAGCAGGAACTTGTAGCCTCCCGACGACAGCCCGACGAACGAGAGACCCCACGGTTTTCGCGGGTGAGGGTCGAGGCTGATCATAATCGGCCAACGGGCCGGCCAGTCGAAAGGATTGACCAGGTGGGTTTTCCGATTCCAGTGCTTGAAGATCAGTCCCCGCATGTGGAGGAACCGGCCCTTCTCTCTTGCCTCCCGCTCGTCCGGGTCGAGAGCTTCCAGGAACTCAGAAATCCTGCGGGCACCTTCGGCTGCGTCGCCTTCTCCGAGGTTGACGACGTTCTCGTGGATCTCGGCGAACGTCGACCAGTACATGCCTTTGTTCTGCTCGGCCGCTGCCTTCTGGTAGAGGTCGTACATCCAAGGCTCGGTGATCGGCGTGCCGGTGAAGAACGCGATACCGCGTCGGTCAGTCAGGCCACGCCAAAGAGCCTTGAAAATTGCCTCGGGCGGCGGCTCGTCAAACCAGACGACGTCGTAGTCAGAACCTTCGAAGACCTTTATGTCCTGATCATGCGACTTGATGTCCAGAACCGAACCGTTCTTGCAGTACATCTTCGCTTCGATGCCGGCCTGATTCCGCTCCGTCCGCACGATCATCCCGGGCGGGAACCACTCTTTGATCTTCGGTAGGATGATGTCGCGGGCGTGGGTCGAGAAATCCTGGCAGACGATGCAGGCTTTGATCGGTGTGCGGAACGGACGGTGCGGGTGGCTTCCTTCCAAAAGCCAGCGCATTTCATTCACCCCGGCAGTGGTCTTCCCGGAGCGGTTACCCCCGAAAAAGATCCGAACCCTATTCGGTGCCTTGTGAAAGTCGATCTGTTTTTGGTGGGCGTTTTCGAGGTAGATGTCTCCTTTGGCATAGGAGATCACCTCCTCATGATCCTGCATCTTCCGAGCAATCTTTCGAAGCTCGTCATCGGACAGCTTCTCCAAATCCTCTCGGGTCAATGCAATGTCGGGGGTGGCGGTCAAATCTCCCCGGCCTTTCTTTTACGTTCAAACTCTTCACACTCTTCTTTGGAGTACACCCGCACCACAATGTTCTTGCAGCGATGCGGGTGATTCGTAGCGACGTCGTGAGGACCAATACGCTTGCCGCCGTCGTAGGCAAGGAAGCGAATCTGCACTCCGCACCTCAGGCAAATCGTCTTGGCATTGTCACGGGGTCTGTACCTGCCCACAGCGGAACCTCCGTGCGTATCGGAAAACTTCATCGACGTATTTTTGGTTCTTGTACTGCTTCGGCTTCAGGAGCTTACGCTTCACATGGCCCCAGTTGTAGGCCGAGACAGCGTCGTTCCAGTTTTGGTACCGATTGAACAGCGTGGAGAGATGGTAGCAGCCCCAGGAGAAGCCGATTTGTGGTTCGAGTAGATCCATCGGATGGTTCTTGAACCCGTGGCCCCGGGCTGTGGCCAGCATTATCTGCATCAGTCCGTAAGAGAACCTCTGCAGTGCAGTCTCAGTGTCTTCGGTCCAGCCAAACTTGCGGGCGAAGACCTTGACGCCGTAGAGCCACTTGTACTTTTTCTCGAACCGGAGGATTTTCGCCCTGCCAGAGGACTCTACAGCGACAACTCCAAGGGCGATGTCGAAAGGGACGCCGTGATACCGGCTCAGGTCTTTCACCTCAGCCTCGGACAGCCCACACTTTTCTGCAAAGTCACCCACGAAAGTCATGGAGAGGTCGTAACCGATACGTCGATCAGATTCAAGCCGTTAAAAGTCTCAGGTAGGATGAGGGGATCGTCTTCGGCACTGCCTTCGACGTTCAAAAGGGTGACATTCCTGCGGGAGCGAATGACAATTCCCTCCGATGCACCCCTGAATCCGTAGTTCTTCACAATGACATCGGTGGCCTGGATGACCATGACAGGCTTGTCGCCACCCTTCCACAGATGAGTCGTCTTCCCGTAGTCGTACACCCCAGGCTTGACGATCCTAATCGTCTTTCTTTGAGTCTTGAGTCTGTCCTTGAACTTCCACCGTACCTCCACTGGAGTCGGCGCCGTCTGACACGCTGTCAGGAGTAACATCAATGACAGGAGACTGACCAACCACTTCATCATCTTTCCCCCTAAGGCCCAGCTTCCCTGCAGAAGTCATGATCATGTTGATCAACTCCAGCCTGGAAGTCTCATGGTCCACTTCGATTTTGCCGCCAACCGACACCTTGTGAGTCTTACCGTACCCTGACCGATCCAAAATATCCTGGATCGCAGTCATCTTTACTTTCTCACTGCCATTGTGAAGCAGGTGGGCGAGCTCGATCACAGCATTATTCGACAATGCCTTGAGGAATCCAGGTACTGAAACGGTGCCCGCGTTCATTCCTTCGATGAGGGCCTGGTACTGCTTCATGGTGTCGGCTTTGTCGATCATATTGATCAACCAGGATTCCTGCTTCCTGGCGCCTTCGGCTGGATCGGTCTCCTGTACCCGCTGATCCAGTCCAGTAGTCAGGGGCGATCTTTGGTGCGTACTGGACACGAGTACCTTTCTACGAGCCGAGATAGCTCAAGTTCGAGACGATTCAACAATTCCAACTCAGATCCTTCGTACCCGCCGGAAGAAATCCTCAGTCTCAGGTTCTGGTTCAGGAATATGTCAACTACGTCACGGTAGTCAATCCGGCTGTACCCTGCAGCGGGCGGGAGCTTTATCTTTTTGGGGGCCACATCCATACCTCCACCATACCAAAAGACAAAGCCCTCCTCGACACGGCGGTATCGAAGAGGGCTCTGGAGGTCAAGACCGGATCTCAGGGATGGAACCCGGGACTCCTACCTTGGATCGGCGGTTCATTTCGAACCTTTAGGCTTCTTCTTGGCTTTTTTCTTGGCGGCTTTCTTCCTGAGGGCAGCCTTCAACTCCGCCTCAGTCACTGTGGACTTTGGTTGGAGGTCCTTTGCCGCCTTGAAGGCCTTGAGGGCTTTGCTTCCTACTGGCCCACCCATAGCACCACCGATGGCAGCCCCTGCAGCGGCACCCTTCTTTTTCTTTGATGCCTTCTTTTTCTTCGATGCCATCACTGTCCTCCACTGGATTGTTGCGGTTTCCGCTTTTTACGTTTCTTTTTCTTCTTAGCAGAGTTGACCACCTTGGGAAATTGTCCAGTCCTCATCACTGCCATTACGTTCCACCTTTCCTTCCGGCCCTTCGCGCCTTGATACTGGGGGTCAAAGCCCCTGCAGTAGACCTGGCGGTCTTCTTTTTCTTCTTCTCTTCCTTTTCCTGCTCTTCGTCCGTCCGGGTGTGTCCCCGAAAGGCTTTGAAGATGCTCGCCGTGGCTCGCCTTCGTGCCGCCTTGTTTTTTACCGGCATCGTCTACCTCTCTCATCTTCGGGAATACTGCAGCGACGGGTCATTCCATCGCTGCAGCCTTCAGCATGGTCGCTCTAACGGTTGATCGGAAGAGGATTCCCTCCAGTTTACCTCGAAGCAGCTTGGGAAATTGTGTCGGGGTGGAATCTGGTTATGGGAAGTTGAGGGGTTTTGGAGGTGGGGAGGTAAGGTTATGGTAAGTATTGAAATCTGAAAAAATTTGGGGCTACTGAGGGTAGGGGTAAGGTTATGGTAAGTTTTAAAGTTTCAAAAAATTTGGGGCTACTGGGACTCCTCCAGTTTCAATTGGGGTGGGGTGGGTTGGGTCCCGGCACCCCCTCCAATACCTCAATCATCTCAGCACCTTAGCTATCATGCTGCAATCATTCAGCCTGCTACTTTACGCCGTACAGATTACGGAATCTTTACGGATGATGGCACGGATATTGGCCAGCATCGGGGTCGAACCTGGTAGGTGGGTGGATGGAATAGGGGTTAACCCCTTGGGGGTATTGGGTTTGTCCGGATATTGCCATAAGTGGACAGGGCTGAGGTAGGGATCGGGGGCGACTCGAACCCTCTGGTCGGACTTCGGGGCGAATATCTTGAGGCTGAGATTCTTCCAGCAGAGCCATAGATCCGGGCGCTGAGCGCCTTAACCCTCAAGCCCCATAGTCCAGGACTCCCGCGGAAGTCCAGCGCTGCAGCGGTGGCGACGCGTATCGAGCGGGACTCATAAGGAGATGGACTGCGCCAATCTGGCACTTCATCCGGACAAATAGTGTCCGCTTGAGTCTGGAAGCCTGGACTCCCGGATTCCCCCAACCTAAAACCGACCAGAAATCAGTCAGTTGTCTAAAGTTTTTCGAGCTCGGAAGTAATTGCCAGCCGATTCCACTAGTGATTGCAGTCGATTACAAATTGGTCTCAGCCTTGAATATCGTAGTACGATAAGTCTATTATCACCACGGGGAGAACCACCATGTCATTGACCGCTCAAGCCAACACCAAAGCCCGCAAGTACTTCGACCTGATCGCCGTCTACCTCGGCGACAACAGTGCCACTTCAATGTGTATCGCCGACGCCTGCTTTAACGCTGGAATCCAGACACCCTCAGACAAGGGCTGCAGCGCCCTGGCAAATCTTTGGAACTGGACTTTCCGCGACGAATACAACCTTTGATCCACCTCAGGACTCCCGGATCGGCCGGGAGTCTTCCACTCTTTTTTCAAGGAACCGAGCCCATGAAATATTTTACTTTGACCGACTCCGACAACGGTACCGTCTACAAGTTTCAGTCCGACGACGGTGAACAATGCGTCCTGGAAAACGTCGCCACTGGTGAGTGTGGACATTTCTTCATTGATGCACTGCAGCCTGCAGACGAATACGCAGCCACAGTCTACAAGTTCTACCCACAACTGAACCGTGAGCAATTAGCTGTGATGGACTCAGTCGTGACGGCTGCATCGGCCAACGGATACGACTTCGGATTGACCGACGAAGTCCACGTCGCCGGGATGAATCGGAATCAAATTGGCGGACACCTGGCTGCACTACAGGCGGCAGGGATCATCGACCTGCACGAAGAAACCGTCAATGACGACGAAGAAATAGTGCAGATAGAACTGCACCAGGACTTTCAAGAAGCACTGCACGAACTTGACTGAACCACTACAGGACTCCCGGATCGGCCGGGAGTCTTCCACTCTTTTTTCAAGGAACCGAGCCAATGAGCACCTACCACGAAGTCCTGCAGTGGAACAAAGACAAAACCCGGCGCATAGTCCGTAGTCCAGACATGCACTGGTCTATGGATGATTTGAAGGGGGATTCCTTCAAGCCGTGGAACTCCACTGCAGTCCTGATTGAGCGCCTTAAAGAAGAGGAAAAACAATTCGAAGACCAGGTGGAACTGTACGGAGTTTGGACTTTTGCAGTCGAGCAATGGAATCCAGCACCGGGAGTCGGTTGGGAAGTTCTGGACTCAGTGTCCGGAGTAGTCGGTGATGATGATTCCGCCGGCGGTTATATGGATGATCTTCTGTACCTGATGAACCACGGCGCCGATTCCCCCGATGCAGTTCTTTCCACCCAACCTGATCAGTACTCTATTTTGTACTTCGTCCGAGCCGTCGAGGCGAAAGTGGATGATTCCTGCGACTACAAAGACTCAGTGTACGACGTGCTAACAGATTGGTTCGGCACCGACGCTGCAGAATTTTACTACGGCCGAGTCGGTCAATCAGTCGACACGATATCCGAAGTCCTTTGCAACTTATCCGAGCAAATGGCTCGGGAAATGATGGCTGAATCTGAAGAGGAGTCGGAGCAATGAAAAAATACAATGGATCAATGTTCGACTATAAATCCGACGTCGCCCGAAACTTCTGCCAGTCATTTGCAACTGCAGTTCGGAACGTGGTCGACCCGGATGATCCTGGAACTGAGTTCTACCTCAAACAACTGGCGCCGCGGTTGGAAGCTGCAACCGACGCTGCAGTCCGAGCCGGTTGGACTTCCGACGAATTATCGGCAGTACTTAACCGCGAAATCGGCCAGCAATTGGAACTTATTTTTTCCGGTCAACTTCAGTCCATCAGGGATTCCATCAAAACTTCAACGGAGCCGAGCCAATGAGAACTTTCAACTTCAGTGACGAACAAGAGAAGAAACTTGAAGCGATCAAAGAACAACTGGAATCCCTCGGCCGGTGGGTCGAAGAATATTACCGGGAGAACGATGATAATCCGGTGGCCGATTACTGCACTTGGGGCTGGAAAGAAGGCGACGTCGGAGAACTGGCCGAACGGGCTAAAAAGTTTTTGACTGAGGAGAATTCGTATCAAGCCCTTTGGGCTGCAGCGGAATTTTTTGGATTTGGCGCCTATCGCCGAGTGTCAAAGACTCCGGACGACCGGAAGCCGAGCCGCTCGGATGAAACAGAACTAGCCGAGATTTTGATTGAGTCGGCTGAACTGCAGCATATTGGTGATTTTTACAACCGCGACGGCGAAATATTCTCCATGGGACTCGGCGAAATTGAGGAGCGTATGGACACGGATTCCGAACTTTACGCCGAGCTTGAAAAACTCAGCCCCGATGAAGTTGAGTGGCTAAACCGATACGCCGACGTGGCGCCGTTCGACCACAAAGGGAATCTGCGGGATTATTTTTACGTCAACCTGGAATACGAACGGTGGGCACTGATCCTGAACCCCGAAACTCTGGCAGAAAACTTAGCCACTCGGCTCGGCGTGGAATCCTTTGCATCGGTCGATGGAATCGCAACTCTTTGCAGTAAATTTTTCGTGACAAAAACCAGGGACTCCGGAGAAGAGTTCGTTTGCTGCACTGATGATGCTCCGGAATTTTTGACCGACTTAGTCCAAAATGCCCACGGCCGGACTCCGCCCTGCAATTTCATTTACGCAACGGTTCAGGCTGCAGTGGACTTCTTTGCCGATGGCGGCACTGAGGATGAAATCATCGAAGTCGAGGCCAGCATATACAACTCCGAGCTCCTATCGTGGCTGCAGTCCTTTTCCAGTGCAGTCGAGGCATGCGATGAGGCTGCAGAAGAGTTTGGAACCGACGCTGATGCCGGGATGATTGACCGTATCCGGAACGGCCAGCAGTTTGAAATTCACCGTATCTACCACGAAGTCTTTGCATCAATCGGCGAAGAAATTGACGAACTCGACTACTAAAGGAGGCTGAGACCATGAACTACAAGGAATCAGATATTTTATATGAGTCCAAGAATTATTGGGTGCGCGGCACCGAAAATTCTTATGAGGTCTACAAAATCGGACTAACTCACTCCACCCGGTGCGCCATTATTGGGAAGTCTTTGGGGTTGAACCGGGCCATTGAGGAGTGTCTACGCCGAGAGAATAAGGAGTCCGACCAGTGAAACAACGGACGGCAATCATCCTACTCGGTGCATCAGGCGCCTTTACACTCGTCTGCCTTTGGGCGTCGCTGCAGGTGCTGGCGCCAAAGATCATCGAATTCGCTCAAGTGCTGGAATCCATCCCGCACCTGGTCACGATGGTAGCGCTCGGTTGCGGGATTACATACATTTTCAATTCACTGAAGGATTAAGTCCATGCCTAAAGGGAAGTCCACCAAAGGCGACCCGTCGAAAGTTTCGCTGCAGTTGCCTCGGCGTGGAAAACCACGTCGGGGCCGCGGAGTTGCGAAAGTTTCGTCGGTTCGGATCGACAACGACACATACACAGTACTAAACCGGGAGTTCGGTTCTCTCGGCAACGCCCTTTTCTATCTGGCTGAGGGAATCAAAGACTTCCGGGATCGGTTCGGGCTGCAGCGGCACAAAGAACAGGTACGGAAGCCGTCAAATCGGCGCCTGGACTGGCAGGATCTACAGGTGTTGATCGCGGCACTGGACTTCCGAATATCCTACTGCGTTGATGGGCAGGAATCCCGGCCGTTTCAAGACATGCTGAATAAGATCATGCAGTCGGTCGACGGTCGGACGATGATGGCCGTCAAGCGTCGCTATCGACGGGACCAGGACTCCGGAGAAGTCGACGCGATTTGAGCCGGATGGACTTCTGCCAGGTGCGGGAATCTTTACGGATGATTTGTTTTCTCGGAGTCGGGAATCTTTACGGCGGAAAGTTTCGGAGCAGGAATCTTTACGGCGGAAAGTTTCGGAGCGGAAATCTTTACGGAATTTTTTGGCGAAAATTTTTTGGCCCCTACATATATACAATCGCGCCGCGGGCTCTATGTCGGCCCGACGAAATTTGAACGGAGGCTCTATGTCGAGCAGGAAATTTTGGTACTACGACTTCGATGGGATCGAGTTCACTGGCTTCCACCACTGTCACCCCGAAGACATCAAAGGGTTGACCGGATACGACATGGCTACTGGTGGTCCATTCGACACCTTCTCGGAAGCCAAAGGGGATGCACTCGAAAGGGCAAGGTGTGATCTGGCCCAAGCCCGCAGCACCGTCAAGGACATCCAGGCCACCAGGAAGGCTGACTCACTATAGAAATCGCGCCGCGGGCTCTATGTCCCGCCGATGAAAAAGGGCACAGACTATGAAAATCCTCAGCGAAGCAGAATCCAGGACATTCTACAGAGTCCTGACCGACTCGATCGACCCGAGGGACACCTTCCTGCAACTCCTGTTCGAGACGGGAGCTCGGGTGTCGGAGTCGCTCACCCTCGGAGAAGATGACCTCGTGGGGGCGAGCCTCACCATCAGACCCCTGAAGAACTCGAACCCCCGGGTGGTCACCCTATCCTCCGGCCTGGTGGCCAAGCTCCGCCGTCTGCCACCGGGGCGCTGGTCGAGGAGTCTGGCCGAGACGGTCAGGCTCGACTCAGTACGCCGCAGCCTGACCCGGCACTTCCACCAGAGGACCAAGACCCTCCTGGGCCGTAGGCTGAACCTCCACAGCCTTCGACACACTGCCTTCAGCAGGCTCTATGTCGCTTCGAAGGACCTCCTCCTGGTGAAACAGTGGGCTGGTCACAAATCCATCAACTCCACCCTGGTCTACCTCCGAGTAAACAATCAGGAGGAAGCCAACCGCACCGCCCAAGACATCCTAAAGTCATTCGGGACATAGCCGAAAAGGGTTGCATCCCCTCACGGAGGAGGGGATGATCAGGACTTACACATTGTTTTCTTAGAGGTTTTCCCGGTGACATCCGCTTACCAAAACCAACTCTCCTACGGCCAAATCCTGGCCAATCAATCCCCTTCTGTTCTATTCTTTGGCACGTCGAAGTTTCTTCATATTATAACTGGAGAAGTTCACTCTTGCTTGGACCCCCTACGGGACATTCCGATTCAGAGGGACCTATACTGAGAGCAGTGTGAGTTATGTTAATAACTCTTTATAGTACTAGTACCCTAGGGGGTTATGGTAAGTAGTTTGACAGGCTTTCCCCTGAACGGTACTAATGCCTCCTTTTTGGGCAAATTAGGCCCTAAATCGCCAGATTCAACATTGGAGGTATCCCGTGGAGTCCATCACCCCTCCCTCGGTCGACAGGGCTCAGTTCTCTGAACTGCTTCGCTCGGCCATCATCAGGTCCAACAGGGTAGGGGCTCAGACCCACCTGGCTGAGGAAGTCGGATGTACTCCGTCGCTCATCAGTCGCTACTGCAACCCTAAGGACACCGTATGGCCCACCCTGGAGACCTTCCTGAAGATCTGCCAGGCTTTGGGTATGTCCCCCGATGAGGTCCTCAAAATGGAATCCTCAGAGGCCAGACACCTCCGCCGGGAGCTTGGGGCTGCCGACAAGGCCCTTCAGGGCACCAGGGACCTGATAGAGGGCTACGAGATGATCCGGCGGCAGAACCCGGCGCTTCGGTTCATGGCTCCGATTGCGAAGGCTGCCCACCTGGATCCCTGATAGGCTATTAGGAATGAACGTCACCATCGACATCGGCGATGTGATCCTGACCCTCCTGGGGATCGGCGGGTCAATTGTCGTCTACATGCTCAAGCGGTGGATGGACCGGGTCGAGGCCGGGCTCAAGTCCCTGGCGGCGGAGGTGGTGGAGCTCAAGGTCCAGTCGGGTAAGACGACGACCGAGCAGAGCCATCTGCTTGGCGGCCTGGATCTCATGCGGCGCTCGGTGTCGTCGACCGACAAGGCTGTGGGCAAATTGGCTGGTGCTGTGGATAAGCTGTGGGACGTCCTCAATGCCAAGGGGCTGATCAAGCCCCGGTCCTCGGATGGGATCCTTGGCAAAGTCGAGGGCGGTTGATACGCTGAAAGGACTCATCTTCCCGGATGATGAACCTGGAGTTCTTGAGGCCGAGGCAACCTGCTTCGGCCTTGACTTTTCTTACCAATTTCGACAGCTTCGGCTCAGGCCGCCGGGATTGCTTCGGGCGGCTCCTTTCTCGTTTGTGCCCACGAATGAAAAAGGGAAACCCCTGGAACCGTTGGTCTCCGGGGGTTTTCATTTGACGCTGTTCTGAAGGTCTTGATAGACAGGGGCTACGCGGGGTTGGCGGAACGGTATACGCGGCCAGTTTTGAAGAGGAGTCATGACCTCGGATTGCTGGTAGGTGCTTGAGGCAACCCGGGTTGAGAGTTGATCATCAATGCCCGGCTCGCTTAGCCTTGGGGGTTCGAATCCCTCACCTCGCTCCAAACAGTTCGTGGGCAATCAGCATGAAGAAAACCACTGTATTCCGACTGGATGTGGACAGCGATAGGTCTCTACCGTTGTCGACGATCATCCGCCACCTGCGGGCCGCCGTTCCGATGAGGATCGGGGTGGAGTCTATGTCGGGGCCGTGGGTCTCTCTCCGAAAGCTCAAGATAATGGACATGTCAAAGGACCACTGCCCGTGTTGCGGCCGGCGGTGGCTGAAAGGGAAGTGATGCGCTGGATTCTGTTGGCTGCAGTCCTGACCGGGTGCTCTATGTCGGCGGAGCAGAAATTGTTTTTTGACGCAAAGAGACACGGAGAGGTCTGCTTTACCGTGTACGAACCTGTCATCGGAGGCCGCTATTGCCTCCGCTACATCGGGGAGAAGAAATGACTGACAAAGAAGGGCACGACGCCTTCGCCATGTTTGTCTGGGGCGTGGTTGCTCTCGGGGTACTTTGCGTGGTGGCTGGCCTTGTAGCCATGGCCCTAATCGTGGCCGATGTGATGGGAGTTTTGCCGTGATTAAAGTCTGGTTAGTGGTCTACTTGAGTTGGCCTGGGTGGGGCGCGCATCACGACAGGTCGCCGTTCCATTCCATGGAGTCGTGCCTTGAGGCACTGGACAAAGTGAAAATAGTATTCCCGCAGGGGGCCGATGAAAACGAATGGGTAGGCGCTGCGTACTGTTCCACAAACGAGAAGGTGGGGCTATGAACATCATCGAAGCCGCTAAGACCGGGCTGCCTATGAGGCGGAAGGAATGGGTGGAGGGTGATCCTTGGATTACTTGGCCTGATCCAAAGCTTGTGACTGATGTTGGGTTGTCTCAGGATGATTTGATTTCCACAGACTGGGAAGTCAAAGAACCCAAGGTTGAGATCAGCTTGCGGGATCTGGAGAGGGCTTTCGAGGTTGTTGGTGATCATCATAAGCCGTTGGGAGCTTTCAGGGTTGTAGCCAAAGAGCTTGGCCTCCCGGTGCCTGGGGGTGGGGGATGAGTGACGGAGCAAAGAACAAATTCGTAAACCGTTTCGTGGGCTCCTTTCTGGGAGCCTTGGCAGCTAAGGAATACCATCGCGTGAAGATTGCGGAGATGGAGATGCCAGTTGAACATGCCCGGATATTAGCTGAGAGGGCTTGGGTCGAATATCGCCGACTGGTTTTGAAGTGGCCGGAGCCGGATGATGACTAGACGCATCGACGCATTGGTGGCTGAGAGGGTGATGGGGTGGTGGGATTGCCAGAAATATGCGAATGGCTGGTTCGGAATGAATCCGCATTGGAATAAAGGTGAAGGGCATCAAGACACTCTCCCCCCCTACTCCACTTCGATCCAGGCAGCCTGGGAGGTGGTGGAGAAGATGAAACCAACGCACCACTTCAACTTGAGTGTTATGACAAACGGCTACATTGAAGCCAGCTTTGCCGAGTGGATAGGGCCAACGCTTTTGCATGAAGCGTGGATCAATGCAGATGAAGACACAGAAGAAATGGCCATAGCCCTCGCAGCCCTGAAAGCCGTTGGCGTAACTGAGGATGAAATCCGGGAGGCGTTGGCGGCATGAGTTTTGATGTGAAATTCATACAGAGCGAGATGGGTTACAGCCAAGATTCTGCTTGGTATGTTAGCCGGCTTAAAGCAGCATGCGACCGGATCGAGGAGTTGGAGCGCATTGTATCAGCAGCCACCCTTGAGGTTGGCAAGCATATGTGCGCCGCTGAGGATGCCGAAGCCCGCTGCGCCAGATACAAAGAGGCGTTGGAGGCCATCTCAAAGATGCACTACCAGATGGTTGCTGAGTATCCGCTCACACCGGTAACAGTAGCCCGGGAGGCCCTGCGTCATGAAGCTGACTGATGACGAAATGAGGGAGGCGTTGGCGGGATGAGTTTTGATGTTAATGATGCGAAGGAGTTCCTTAGGACCAGTTTTCTGGTAGCCGGCAACCAAAGCGGGAAAAAACGCGTAACTGATTTACACGTCCTACTTGCACAAGCGATATCCGAAGTTGAAGCCCTCGAAGCCCGCTGCGCCAGATACTCAAGGCTGCTTGATGAAACTGTGAAGGTTGCAGAGCGATACAAGGAGGCGCTGGAAATTATTGCAGGTGATCCTGGATCTTTGACTACTGATATGTCTCAAGTAGTAGCCCGGGAGGCCCTGCGTGAAACTGACTGACGACCGTCTAAAACACTTCTTCCTACTGGGAACCAGAGCTGGACAGGAAGGCAAGAACTACGCTGTCACCCTTCACAATGAGGATGTGGCAGCCATGGCGAAAGAACTCCTCCCCGCCCGGGAGGTGGTGGAGGCTGCTGCACACCTTATAAAACCATCAACCCAGATACTTCAAGTGACTGCACTATGTGCCTGGGATGATCTAAAGAAAGCCCTGGCCAAATACGACCGGGTGATTGGGGGTGGGGATGACTGAACCAACCCTCGACAAACTAGAGCGACTCCTGGCTGCCGGGACGCCGGGGGAATGGAAGATTTCACAGGATGCTCCGGGCCACAAATACGATGATGTTTTCTATGTGGATGTAAACCGATACTGGTTTGCTGAAGTTCACAAGAAAGATAATGCAGAACTAATCGCCGCCGCCGTCAACAACCTGCCGAAGCTGATAGCTGTGGCGAGGGCTTTGAAAGCTGATCCAAAATACTTTATGTGGGCTTCTACTGAAGTTCTTGAAGCCCTGGCCGCTTTGGATGAGGGGGAGTCGTGAGATCCGAAGATGCGACGTGTGAGAACTGCCGGCACCGCTTTAAGGATGTGTGCCGCCGCTATCCCCCGGTGCTGGTTGTGCTATGCGACACGACCCGATGGAACTTCCCGGAAGTTCGCCTAAGTGACTGGTGCGGGGAGTTCGGCGGGACCGTGGAGTACGTCAACAAGAAATATGTGAGCGTACTCAGAAAAGAAAATCCCCCAGACTAAAGCCTGAGGGATTTGCAATTGGCAAGTTGGCCGGTGGGGAACCGAGCCATCAGAACTCCCCGGCACCTGCATCACCTACCAGTTCAAACTCAAAGGCGTCAAGCAAATCATCGCCCTGCTCCTGGGGTCCGTCGCCGGCCCAGTCGTAATACACCCCTACCAGCTTCTCACCAGGAACCACCACAGCCCAGAGCTTCCGAAGCATGACAGTGTCGTCGTCGATCGTCTTTGCGTAGTCGGTCAGTAGGAGGGCTTTCTCTTCGCCGTCGACCATCTTTTTGGATTCGATGTTGTAAGGAACCATGCGCTCGGTGTCCCAGAACTCGATTGACACCTCATAGGTCCCGTCGCTGTACTCCCAGAGAAGTCCTGAGCGGATCCAGCAATCCCGCATGACATTGCCGACGCAGTAGTTCTGCCCGACGAATTCGTCGACTGCAGGGTTGTCGTTCACCAATTGATACTTGGCGACAAGCGTCGGCTTGCCGTCTGAATTGTCAATTGTCGAATCAACTGAACCGTCACCGCCGACTACAACCTTTGTAGTAGTGGTCGTCGTGGTCTCAACCTCGACTGTCGGAGATTCTTGCGGCGCGGGCTCTATGTCGTCCCGTATTTTTTCGTCGCTGTCGCCGTCTTCTGATGCTTTGGGGTCTGCACCGTCGCCGATGTTCACGGTGTCGATGGTGCCGCACGAAATGAGTCCAAGGAAGATGGTAATGATCGCGTATTTCATGGCTCGGTTTCTCCTGTCAAGGGTTACATATTACACCTACGGCAGTTCCACGTGGAACTTGAACTTTTTTGTAAGTGCCTGTAATTTCTCGAGATTTCGGTGTAAGAAGTTTCACGGCTCACTTCGGGGTTGACCCGTTTTCGGCCTCCGCGTTAGGGTCGGCCCACTGACTCGCAAACCGAATAAAAAAGAAGACACTACTCTCGTGGGCACTGAATCTGATTGTCTCAAAAACTTCATCCGCTTCTTTAAGGAGCATCCCCCGACCTTTGCCAAAGCGGCGGAGTCGACGACGTTTCGGGTCGGCGGCAAGAGATACCACTACGACGACCTGAACTCTCTAACCCGGCTGTTCACCGCCGACGTCATCTTGGATTACGACCTGGGTCCTTGGTGGAAGATGCCGGCCGATGAGAAGCTGCAGTTTCTGACTCAGTTCATCTCGAACACTTTCCGCCAGGACATCGTCCAAGCCAAAAAGGCGAAGGATGCGCTGAAAGAAAAGATCAGAGGCAACGGCAAGGCTGACCTGAACCTGCCGGACCCGGATTATATACTCAGTCACCTGCAGCCCTACCGGGTACTCGGCGACACCCGCCGGGAAGCGGGCTTCAGATTCCTCGACACCAAAACGAAGTCGGTGACCGACTATGACTACTACTCGATTCAGTTGGCGCTGAAGTCGGGCGACATCGACAAAGGAATCATCGACCAGTTCCTGTCCCAGATCCTGCACGTTCGGGAGGACTACAACCCCCACGACGACTACCAGATCCGTTCGATCGAGGACTCCAATAACGTCTACTCGGTGAACCGCTACAGCAGGCCGAAGTGGATGGACATCCATTGTGACCCGGCGCTGCCGGAAGAGATTGACCAGTTGATGCGGCACCTCTTTCCAAAAGAGGACTGCAGGTATTTCGTCTACTCCTGGATCTACCACAGTCTGATGACCCGCTGCGGCACCTACCTGTACCTCTGCGGCGGGCAGGGATCCGGAAAGAACACCCTGGCAACCCTGATCGCCAAGCTCCACGGCATCAGCAATGTCTCAAACCCGAAGCAGGACAGCTTCACCGGACGGTTCAACCAGTACCTGAAGTTCAAGCGGTTCGTGTTCTTCGACGAATTCAACTGCAGGAAGCGCCAGGACAAAGACATCCTGAAGTCGATCATCAATGACCGGATTCAAATCGAGGCTAAGGGTAGAGACCATGAAGACATTGACATCCACGCTTCGTACTTCCTGGCGAACAACTCTCTCGAAGCGATCGGCCTTGATCCAGTGGATCGCCGTTTCTCGGTGCCGGACGTCACCCATGACTCGATCATTCCAGTATACGGACGACAGTGGATGCAAGATCTTCTGGCGCTATTCGAATCTGATGAGTACGTAGCGCCGTTCGGCCGCTGGATCCTGGAAGAGTTCAAAGATACTCCGTACTCGAACGAAGACCCCTACCAGAAAACCCGCTTTGAAGAGATCGTCCTGGCTACGGTGAGGATCGGCATGGCTGAGACCGTGGCGAAGATCCTGCAGCGGGAGCAGAACACTTATGACTATTACGAAGAGCAGGAGATGTTCCGGCGGGTCCACAAGGGCCAGAAGTATCCGTCCCTGCAGGACTGGATGAAGTTTCTCCGGGACGTCCGCAAAGACGGACAACCCCTCGGTGTTGTCGAGGGCAAGATTTTTAGGGTGGCTTCGGAGTACTCCGTCGCTGACTACGATGAGGACGACGGGATTTGACCAACCTACTTCCGAAGACCCATAACGGCAGACCTTTAAAGGATCTGAAGCACTGCTACATCGACTTTGAATTTAACAAGTCGTCTGAGCGGTACATGAACCTGGTGAGCGCTGCGTGGCTTTCCGGTGAGTCCCACAGCAATGTTTGGCTCCACAATAGCCCCTCAGGCAAAGCTACACTCCGGGAGATGCTCCTGGAGATGCGGGACACTCACGTCTTTGTCGCCTTCAATGTCGGCGCCGAAGCGTCGTCTTTCATAGCCCTGAAACTGGACCCCACCAAGTTCGCCTGGATTGATCTGCAACTCGAATACAAGATGCTGCTCAACCATTGGCACAAGTACACCTACGGCCAGCAACTGATCAAAGGCAAGAAGCGCCGCACCAAGCCGCCTGGTAATAAGTATGAGATGACCGAAGAGCAGCGCAAGGCTGCCGACAACTCGAAGCCGGAGAAGAGTCTGGCGTCGGCCTGCTACAAAATGCTCGGCGTAGAAATCGACACGGGCCATAAAAATGAGATGCGGGACCTGATCATTTCGGGTGACCAATACAAGATCGAGGAGAGCCAAGCAGATATTCTTGAGTACAACAGAACGGACGTAGTCAATCTCCCCCTGCTATACACGGAAATCATCGACGCCTATAAGTCGTCGGCAGCCAAGCGTGACATCAAACTGTCGGAGATCTTCTGGCGGGGTCACACTGCGGCACGGACTGCAATGATCGAGAAGACCGGCTACCCGGTGAACCCGACCAAGGTGAAGAACTTCTCCAAGTCGGTGCCGAAGATCCTCTCTGACATCGCCGAGGACATAAACGAACAGTTTCCGGATGGAGGATTCTTCCAATGGGATCGCGCCAGGGGCCGCTACACGATGAAGCAAAAGCCTTTGCGCGACTTCATCAAGACGACTCCCTTCGCCGGGAAATGGCAGAAGACCAAAGGCGGGCAGGACTCCTTATCGCTCGAAGCATGGCAGCGTCACTATCACTGCAGGCACAGCTACGAGAGAGGCAAACTGCCGGATCAGATCATCAGATTTCTCAAGACCAAGCAGAATCTCAACGGCTTTCTTCCCGCTCCAAAAGGCAGCGGTCGGAAGACGTTCTTCAATGCCTATGGCGGCGATGGGAGAGCCAGAGCCTGGCTGAATCCATACGGCGCTCAAAGCTCCAGGTTTCAACCCTCGGCCACTGGATTCATCCCTCTGAAGTCGGCATGGATGAGGTCGATGATTGAGCCCAAGCCGGGCTTCAGTATCTGCGGAATTGACTACGGCTCGGAGGAATTCCTCCTGGCTGCCCTCTTGTCGAAAGACAAGAAGATGTACCAGTCCTACGCCTCCGGTGACCCCTACCTGTCCTTTGCAAAGAAGGCCGGGGCTGTCCCGAAGTCTGGCACCCGGTCGGAGTACGCCGTTGAGCGGCTTCGATTCAAATCCACTGTTCTCGGCGTCGGCTACCTCATGGCGAAGTATTCCCTTGCCGGTAAGCTGACTGATGACACCGGAGTCCACCATACCCCCGAAGACGCCGAGAAGCTGATCAACCTTTATTTTGAGGTCTACAGTGGATATGCGTCGTGGATTGAGTCGAGTTATCAGGACTATCGTCGGAAAGGCTATCTCAAGCTGCCAGACGGTTGGATTATGTTTGGTGATAACCCTAATCATCGCTCTGTTTCGAATTGTCCAGTTCAAGGACTGGGTGGGTGCGTCCTTCGAAAGGCTATTGAGCTATCTCAGCTTAGAGGACTTCGTGTAATCATCCCCCTGCATGACGCCATCTACATCGAGTATCCGACTCACCAGCCGGAGAAGATCGACATCCTCTACGACGCCATGAAGGAAGCCTTCCGCTACTACTTCCAGGAAGACGAAGTGGTGTACGGGTGGAGC